AATCTCTTGGGTCAGAAATAAAATCTCCTATGTTTAATCCATCACCGGATATCATATTACTTAACATGGTAGCTGGGTCAAACTTTAATAAGCTATTCATACCTTTTGATGGATGTGAAACATATACTGCATATCTATTTCCACGTGCCCCACCGCCACGACGATTAATCGTTGACTTAATTGAATCTATACTGACCGGTAATGCCATTAATATTGTCTCCTTGACTGTGCCCAAACAAACCTGGTTGATTTTTTTCTAAATGCAGCTGTCTCTAAAAATATTGCTATATGCCATTCTGAAGCATTTACTTTTGATATATTAGAAGATACATGCTTTGTTAAATAATGTTTAAAACAAGGTTTAAAGTATTTATAATTTTTTGTGGCTTTTAGTAAGTTATAAGTTATTCTAAATTTAGTTGTTTTATTAAAGTATTTATTAGATGCAACGTCACTTAAATGGTCCAAAAATATAGCTCTTACTGTTGGTGGTAAGTAATGCAAGTTAATACCATAAAAACCATCTTTAGCTGGTCCAACCACAATAGTTAAAGGGAAGGTATCATAGTATGGAAGTTGTTGTCTAAGCTTTGGGTTATATGTATACATTATCATATCACCTGGTATTGGCTTACCAACTGTTTGTAACCTCTCATCTTTAAGTACCGCCTTACCTAATGGTCCAAGCTCTTTAGCTTTTCTTTGAAACCATAATGCAGCTTCTTTTGAACGAGCTTTTAATCCCTTACGGAATGCTTCTGCCTCTAATGTATCAAATAAACTAGCCACTAAACGTCTCCATTAATTGCGGACCAAAGGTAACCATTATATATGCAATGATTCCAATACCCATTAAACCTATTAACATCCATTTCATTTTAAAATCATTTACTAACATTTGAAAACCTATTATCTCATTACCCAATATGCGTATTGAGAGCTCAAGTTTACCTTCATCTTCCTTGTTATCCATACCTATATTTATACTCTTTTCTTAAGGGTTTTCCATATTCTTCGACCGGTCTTTGTTTTGCTAGCTTTAAATCCTAAGGTCATTGTACGTATACCCATAGCTTCTAATTCTTTTTCTGTCCATATTTGGAAGTCATAACCATGTTCATCACAGTACTTCCTAGCATACTTCCACTTAGAAGTGTTCTTCATATAGGTCAATGCTTCACTTAATTGTTTTCTTTTAGGTGGTTTGGTTTGTGCACTTGGTTTTATTTCAACCAGGAGAGTACGGCCGGTGTTTGTTCTTATGGTAAGGTCAACAAAATAGCGATGCATCTTGCGGTCGGTTGAACATATATATGGTATAATGGTCTCTTCAGATTGCCACCACTTAACCCATGAAGCTTTATCTAAATATCTAAATGCATTTCTTTCCCATAAAGACCTATAATGTATCATATCAATATTACCATTATATTTCTCAGGGTGTTTTGGTCTCCATGAACCAGAATATGTCTTTTTCATACGAGTATTTATAACTATTCGTATAAATAAGTATTATACAAACCAAGGAATCATTATGGCAAACGGAAATGTACCCACAGCAGCAGTAAAACTTCGTGGAATGCTAGGCTCATCTCTAAGAAAAAATGACCCAAATAAATGGGAACATTGGAAATATCCACTTTCTATTGGTGCAGATACTCTTGTAGATGATGTAAATTTTAATAGTAATCAAACTAGTGAATATGCTATTGAACGTATGAGTACAATAGATGAATTATCAGTTGAACCATTTATGATGTTTGAGTTTATGAAAATAAATGAAGATAGAGCAGCTGCAAGAAAAGAGAAAAATACTAATGCTGTAAGAAAGTATATTAGTTTTGAAGAAAAAGATTTAGCTTTAGAAAAAGCAATTATTGAAAATCAAAAAAATCAAGGTGGTTCTGGACCGGCCAATCGCTATGGTCGCGATAGTGTGTTAGCTGGTCTAGAAAAACAAAAAGCAAATAATGCTGCAAATAAAGGAAATTCCCAATGGGCAGATATTAAAGCTTGGATGGGACAATTATTTGATACAGCTGAAAGAGATTATACTGGTTCAGTTGCTATATATATGCCAACAGATATTCAAATAAACGACCAACTAGTATACAATGAAGATACAAGAAAAATTGGAGCAATATTTGAATCTATGTTGAATAAACCACCAGGTGATTGGGATTTATGGAATCCAACTATTGCGCTAGACCCACTTGTCACAGCCACAATAGGTACTGCACTTGGTAAAAGATTTTCAGGTAATACAGGAGCAGCGATAGGTGCTTTTGCTACTTATGGTATAGGTGATATTCTTCAAACAGAATTACAAAGGGCCACTGGTCAAATTGCTAATCCAAATGAACTTTTAAGATATGCATCAACCGGATTAAGAACTTTTACATTTAATTGGACATTTTTACCAGATTCAGAAGATGAATCAAAACAAGTGACCGGTCTTATTCAACTATTTAGAAGGTCAGCTCATGCTAAAAGAGATTCTTCAACATTAATAATAGTCCCTGACCATGTTGTAGTATCATTTCATGGTGCGGCAGATATGGTTCAAATCCCTCCATGTTATATTGAATCAGTTAATGTTAATTATAATCCAAATAATTCTTCATTCTTTAGCGAAGGTAATAGGCCAGTTGAAATTAAATTTGGTGTAACACTTAAAGAGATAGTTCCAATATATCAACATAATATAGACGAAGGATATTAATATGTATTTTGCAAATATAAGCAACGCGGCAATAGATATAGATGCATCTGGTAATTTAGATATATTAAAAAATTTAACATCAAAAGCAAAAGTTTCTGATGAATTAATTAATAGTGCTAGTTATTATCAAACTATAGAGGTTATAGATGGCGAGAGGCCAGACCATTTAAGCAAACGATTATATAATAACGACAAATATCATTGGACATTCTTACTACTTAATCCACACTTAAAAAATATATGGGATGATTGGCCAATGAAATATTCTCAATTAGTAGAGTACTGTACAAATAAATATCAATACCTTGCAGGTGATACTGATGATGACCTCAATGATAAGTTTACTTTAGGTGAGACAGTTACTGGTTCTGTATCTGGTGCACAAGGTATTCTTAAAGAGATACACGTCAATATGGGTTACCTTGTTATTGAAAAAACATCAGGTACATTTGCTATAGCTGGTGAAACTATACAGGGTATTAATTCTCAAGATTCTGTTGCATGTAATTTTGTTAAATCACAAGCCTATGCTCCTCATCATCATGTTGATGATTCAACCGGAGCATGGGTACCAAGACGTTTAGCTGGCACAACTGCATATAGTTATATCGATTATGAGTCGGCTGTAACCGAACAAAATAGGAATTTAAAAGTAATTAAACCGGAGTATATTCAACAAGTAGCAAATCAGTTTATTGAAGTAATGGGTGTATAATGTTAAACATAAGCTCATTAGAAATAAAAGTTGCTGGTGTTGATATAAGCAGAATGGTTCTTAGTTTAACTTTATATGAAAGTTTAAATGGTGGAATTAGAGGAAGTTTTGTAGTTCAAGATAATATAAATTTTTATGATACTTTTATTGCTCATTTCCAACCTTCTGCTGAAATAAATTTTAATTATATTGGAGTACCTTGTAATAATATCTTTGCTTGTAATGGTATTACTAATATGGATATAAAAAAATTAGGCAAAACATATATTATTCATTTTATTAGTTTTCCATCAGTAAATATGGAAATGGAAAGTCTTAATCAAGTATATTCTGGACCAAGCCATATAATATTAAAAGCGATGTGGTATGAAACTCAAGGGAATCATTTACCATTACGTGTTGATTCAAAAGCGGTTACAAAGGGTAGATATATTGTTCCATCTGTTAAAGCAGGAGTTGCAATAGACAATATATTAAAAACGATGTATGATGATGAACAAACTGGATTTTGTTTATACCAAAGGCTTTGGGACCAAGGAGCATCAAGATTATCTTCTTTTGACTATATGGATAAAAATTATTTTATGGAAAGTCAACAAATAGGTACAAATGTTCATTACAATAAATTTGTAATAAAACATACTATGGCTGGTACTAGCAGTGAACAAGATGGTTTATCTAATTTAAATGAAGTGGGTACATCAAATGATTTTAAATTAGAGGAATTTCAAAAAGATTTTTATCAAAAATTAGCTGCAGGTTTTTGGGGAACTAAAATTAAGCATATACATTTAGATGAAACTAAAAAGGAAGAATTAACACCGATTGAAGCAACCAAATCACTTTCACAAACTAGATATAAGTTATCAAATAAATTATATGATGATAATACACAAAGCATATTTAGTACCATTCAAGACCCGGCTGCTGTGGCTGCATATAATGCTAAAAACAGAGTACTTCAAGGACAATATTTAAAAGTTAATAATATGACACCGGTACCAGGCCTTGGTGTTGGATTTTGTGTATTAACTGACCAAGGAGGAAGCAATATTTCTACTACAAGACAAGATAATAATTATATAGTTTCTAATATCAATCACAAAATCACATTAGATGGTGGAGAATTTAATTACACACAAGACGTAGGATTAATAAGAGAATAATGTATTTTGGAATAGTAAAAAATAATGTAGACCCAGAAAAACTTGGAAGAGTTAAGGTTTCTGTATTTGGTTGTCATGATGCCATAGACCCAAAAGACCTTGGATGGTCACAGGTTATGATGCCTGGAGATACACCGGCTATAAGTGGTCAAGGCCATTCAGTAAATTTAAATGCAGAAGTTTTATGGGAAGAGGGCGATACATTGCCTGATGGCGTAACAATTGGTGATGTTAAAATAGTTGGTTCATTAGTTTGTGGTATATTTTTAGATGATTTTCAACAAGAGTTTATGGTGATGGGTACACTTCCCACTAAGACCGATGGTGCATTTGATAATAATGATAGAGTAAGAAGTATAAATCCACATGTTGATGACCCTAAAGGTGACTATGAACCTGATAGTACTTTTGCGCCGGTATACCCATATAATAATGTATATGAAACAGGGTCCGGTCACGCTAAGGAATATGATGATACTCCTGGTGCTGAACGTATAATGGAAAGACATAAAAGTGGTACCCAATATGAAATACAATCTGATGGTACAAAAATTGAAAGGGTTGTAAGGGATAACTATCAGTTAGTGGTAGGGCATGACACACTTGAAGTATATGGTAATGTTAGAATTATTGTTAGTGGTCAAGCAGATATTGCTGTAGCAAATGATGTAAATCTTGCGGTGGGTGGTAACCTTACTACTGATGTTACTGGTAATATGACAGCTAATATTACTGGAACAACTTCATTAATAGGTGTTGATAATATAAAAATAGATGTAACTGGTAGTGGTAAAAAAATTACATTAGATGGTGATGTTGATATAACTGGTAATTTAAGATTAACAGCAGAAGGTATCACACTTAATAACCATACACATGGAGAAAACGATGTTGACCAACCAAATACTGCAGGACCTAACACCAATTAGTATAAATAAGATATATGGCAACAATAGCACGACAAAGTACTTACAAAGATTTAGATTTTGCTTTTAAACAAAATCCTAATACCAATGACGTTGGAATAAAAAAAGATAATGCTTCAATAAGTCAAAGTGTATTAAACATATTAAGAACTAATCATGGAGAGAGACCATTTAATTATAATTTTGGTGCTAACTTAAGGAGATATTTATTTGAGAATATGACCAGAGCAACAGCAGCAAGTATGTCTACTTCAATTAATACTGCTTTAAGTAATTGGGAGCCAAGAATAGAAGTATTAAATACAAATATTCAGGCTAAGGCTGATGAAAATGAAGTAAAGGTAACAGTAACCGGGAGAGTTAAATCAAGTAATGAAGTACTTGATATTACTACCACAATAGAGAGATTACGATAATGGCAATAGAACGTAGAATAGCAGCAAGTGAATTAGATTTTGACCAATTAAAAAATAACTTAGTTGCTTATATGAAAGCAACCGATACAACCTTCAATGACTATAACTATGAAGGCTCAGCAATGGCAACCATTATTGACGTATTAAGTTATGTAACACATATAAATTCAATGAATGCAAACTTTGCTCTTAATGAAACATTCCTTGACACAGCTCAATTACGAACTTCTGTGGTATCTCACGCTAAGCTATTAGGATATACACCAAGGTCTATAGCGCCCTCGGTCGCTGTTATAAATTGTAAGATGGCTAAAGGTTCTGCCACTCCTTTATGGAATCATGACGCAGATAATAATCCACTACCATTAACTATGACAAGGGGTACTACATTTCAAACGGTTATTGATGGTATCACATATCCAATGTTTAATTCAACGACCACTACCATCAACTATGATGCAACTAATGGTTGGTTATTCTCAAACCTTGAGATTGAGCAAGGAACATTAGAAACTATAGTATACACATATCAAAATAATACTTTTGAAACATATTTAATTCCTGATATTAATGCAAATACAAAATCCATTAAAGTCACTGTGAAAGATTCAAGTGCATCTACTGCATCTAAGGTTTATACTTTAAATACTAATATGGTAAACTTAGACGGTACAAGTGAAGTATACTTTTTAGAAGAAGGAAGAGATGGATATTATGAAATTAAGTTTGGTGATAATATAGTTGGTAAAAGACCACTTAATGGTGCTATAATTACTATTGAATACTCTAAGATATCATCAGGCACTGACGTTAATGGTGCCACTACATTTACATTGACAGATTCAATTGCTGGTAACTCAGATGAGACCATCACATTAGTAACTAAAGCTACTGGTGGTGCACCAAGAGAAACTAAAGAAGCAATTAAGTTTAATGCTCCACTTTCACATGTATCTCAAAATAGGGCTGTTACACCTGATGACTATAAGACAATTATTAAAAACGAATTTGCCGACATTGAAGCTGTTGCTGTATGGGGTGGTGAAGACCATGATGTACCAGATTATGGTAAAGTTTATATAAGTATTAAACCATTATCTGCTGAAACACTAACTGATGCTCAAAAGACAACAATAAAAACTAACATTCTTAAGCCAAAAAATGTCGTATCCATCACTCCGGTTCTTGTCGACCCAGAATACACTTATATAGACCTTGAAGTCTATTTTAAATATAATCCTAACCTTGCTACAGTAACAGCATCTGGTTTAGCAACTTCAATAAGGACTACACTCGTGGCATATAATAATGATACCCTTAAGAGTTTTAATGGAGTATATAGAGATTCAAATGTTGTGAAGAAAATTGATGATACAAATATTGCTATCCTATCTAATATCACTCGTGTAAAAATGACCAAAAAAATTACACCTGTTCTTGGTACAGCAACTAAATATACTCTTAAATTTAATCAAGCATTAACTGATATTGATGCTACTACAGGTACTACTGGTGCTTATTTGACTTCAACCGTATTCACATTTGGTGGTGTTGATTGTAAACTTAAAGACTATTATGATAGCTCAAGTGATACACGAATTATTCAAATAGTTAATACAGATGGTTTAGTACAAAGTGCAAATGTTGGTGATGTGAATGAAGAGTCTGGAATAGTTACTCTTAACTCATTTCAACCAACTGCATTACCTACAGGCTCAACTACAATTGACGTGACTGTTAAGCCAGCATCATCTGATGTGTCACCTACAAGAAATGAATTATTAACAATTAATACCTCAACCGCAACGATAACAGGAGAGATAGATACTATGGCTACTGGTGGTACAACTGCTGGTATTGACTATACAACGGTGGCTAACTAATGGCTGGCCTAGGTAAATATAATATATCATCATACATAGATGACTTAATACCTGAACATGTCCAATCGACATATCCTGACTTAGTTTCATTTCTTAAGGTATATGCTCTTTATTTAGAACGTTCAAATAAATCAGGATTTTATCTTAATGCATTAGATATCCAAAGAGATATTGATTTTGTAGAAGATAGTCTCCTTTCAGAACTTCAAAATGAGATTGGTACTGCTGTACCACGTGACTTTGCTACAGACCCAAGGATGTTTTATAAGAGGCTTATTGAATTTTATAGAAGTAGGGGTACACCAGAATCTATTACAGCATTTTTTAGAATGATATATGATGATGAGGTTGAAACATATTTTCCATTTGTAGATTTATTAGAACCATCAGATGGAAACTGGACAGACCAAGCAACTGATATTCAAAGTAATCAATCCTCATATACACCAACAAATGTAATCACAATTAGTGGCACACCAACAGTAGTTAGTGGAAATAATGATAGTGGTAATGGAATATACCTTGATGATGATGTGGTATTTGTCAATAATGTATATCAAACACCAGTCACAGATTATGCTGAGGCTGTATATTCAGAATCAAATACAACTAAATATAAGTTAACATTTACAAGCGCATTATCAAACGGTGATGTGGTTAAAACATATCCAAAGGGTTTGTTTACTAACAATGATGGATTCTTATCAGATAAAAAATACATACAAGACTCATATTATTATCAGCAATTTTCATATGTTCTTAGGACTGGTAAAAATATAGCAGATTGGAAAAATGCATTTACAAGATTAGTTCACCCAGCAGGATTTAAGTTCTTTGGTGAGATTGCAATACTAGTTAAGTTATTAACTTCAGGTATACCAACACAATTATATGGTTGGTTACCAACAGCTGGTAAAATTAATCTTAATATAGGTGCATTCCAAGTTGGACCAGTAAATTTCAATTCAAATTTATATGAAATAAGCTGGACACACACACCATTAACTACAAATGAAACTTATAATATTGGTTCAGGTGGTGGTAGAATAGGCATGTGGAATCATTGGGACAATATGAAGTTTAGATATTTAGGTCCAAACAGTGATTTTGCTCGATATACAGTGCAAGATAGTATAAATAACAATATAGGTTTACAATTCGGATTGGGTGGAGCAAGTTCACTCGTGATTTCATAAATAAAACAAAGGAAAAGACATGGCAGCAATAATAACTAGCAAATTTAGATTAGATACAACTAATAAGTTCTTAGCTAGTCTTGCGGACAATCAATTCTACATGGCTTTGGGACGGCCTAATGCATGGACTGATGATACGGTTCCAGACACCCCATATGAAAATGACTACGCATCAAATACTCTGTGGGAAAATATGTTTGCCATGAAGAAGATTGCTAGTACAGATATTATTCATTGTTCACCAAGAAATCTTTGGGTTTCTGGTACAACTTATGTAGAATATGATGACCAAGACACCAACATAGAAAGCAAAAAATACTTTGTTATCTCAGATAACAATAATGTATATATGTGTTTAAAGGCTGGTTCAGGAACAAGTACAACAAACCCAGACACTACTGGTGTTCAAACATCAGGTGTTATTAATCACTCAGGCTCAGATGGATATATATGGAAATATATGTTTACAGTCCCAACATCTGATGTAACTAAGTTTTTAACAGCATCATTCATACCAACAAGACATATTAAAGCTTCACCTCCGGGAGGTTCTGACACAGCATTAGTTAATCAATATAGTGTACAGACTAACGCAGTTGATGGTGCAATATATAATATGAAGATTACAACAGCAGGAACTGGATATACTTCAGCTCCAACATTGACTATTGTCGGTGATGGTGCAAGTGCTGCAGCTACGGCTGTAGTATCAGGTGGAGCTATTACAGATATCACAATGACTAATGTTGGCACAGGATATACCCACGCTACTGTTACAGTAACAGGTGGCGGTGGTTCAAGTGGTGCGGTAAGACCAGTGATTGGTCCTCCAGGTGGATTTGGTGCAGACCCAACTAATGATTTACGTTCACATTATGTAACAATTAATACTACATTTACAGGTGATGAATCGGGTACAATTCCTGATTCAAATGACTTTAGACAATTGGCTCTTATTAAAAATCCAATTGAACAAGCTAATGAGACAGCAACTCTTTCAGCTTCTGGCTCAATGGTAGTTGGTAACTTTTATAAGATTTTAACAATGGGTACATCTACCGATGCGCATTGGGAAACTGCAGGTTCAACAAGTGGTGACCCAGTGGTTGGAGAAGTATTTAAAGCCATTGCTACTACATCAAGTGGTTCGGGTACTATTGCTCAAGTTGCAGAAGCAAGTGCATATAATACATGTAAGAGCTTAACTGTAGCAACAGGAGTATCATTCCCAGCTGACCAAATAGTTGAAGGTACTGTAACAGGTGCTAAGGGCATGGTTGTAGAATATGATTCAGTAAATGGTATTATATATTATATACAAAACGAAACTACTGGTTTTGGTACATTCACTGCTTCAGATAATATCCGTGAGGATGGAACATCAATTGCAGGACAAGATTGTACGGCAGTAGGAGTTCCTTTAATTAATCATCATTCAGGTGAGGTAATGTTTATTGAGAATAGGACGGCAACCACGAGGGCTGATGGGCAAGTAGAAACAGTAAGATTAGTAATCGCATTTTAATAGGGAAGAAAAATGGCAATAGCATTTAACGTAGAACCATACTGGGACGATTTTGAAAGCGTAGCTTCAGGTAATACGCTTAGTCCTAAAGAACAATATCAAAGGATATTATTTAGACCCGGTAAGGCTGTACAAGCACGAGAGTTAACTCAGCTACAAACACAGTTACAACATCAAATATCTTCTGCGGGAGACAATATATTTAAGGATGGTTCGGTTGTTGTGCCTGGTGCGGTTCACCTTCATAATAAAGTTGACTATGTTAAATTAGATTCGGTTAATGCATACTGTGATACTGTTGCAGAATTAGTTGGTACTGAATTTACTGATGGTACTAACACCGCTAAGGTTCTTCATGCGGTTTTAGCTACTGGCTCAGACCCAATTACAATATTTGTGCAATATATATCTGGTACCGTATTTGCTGATAATGCAACTATAACAGATGGAGTTAATAAATCAGCTGAAGTAAAAGCATCTGCCGCTACAGGTTTTGGTTCAATAGTATCTATGGAAGATGGTATATACTATATTAAGAAACATTTTGTCACAGCTAAAGCTAAGACAATTGTATTATCCAAATATACTTATGATGTATCATTTGATATAGGCTTACTCGTTACAGAAGCTCTTGTTAGTTCAGGTAGTGATTCATCATTAAATGATAATGCCACAGGTACTCCTAATGAGTCCGCACCTGGTGCACACCGTTATTCTATTACAGCAGCATTATCTTCTCAAGCAGTTAATGCAACAACAGGTAATTTTGTTCTTATAGCTAGATTAGAGTCTGGTGTTATTACAAAGAATGCACGGACCCCTGATTATAATGCTTTAGAAGATGAGTTAGCACGTAGAACGTTCGATGAATCAGGTAACTATTATGTTAATCCTTTTCCAGCTATTGTCAAAACACATCAAGCTTCAAGTCCTGATGCTACAAAACTATCTCTTGCAGTTGGCCCTTCAAAAGCTTATGTAAGAGGTTATGAAATAGAGAAATTAGGAACTAATAATGTTCATTTTAATAAAGCAAGAACATCAGAATTAGTTACAGATAAACTTACAGAGATAACACATAATAACTATATTGAAGTTACAGATATGGTTGGCACACCTGACATTACTACATTCGGTAAAATTAGTATTGAGAATTCAGGTGGTACAGAAATTGGTACTTGCCGTGCACGGTCAATCGAACGTGTAAGTGGTAATGGTGCATCATCTGCATCAAGATATAGAATACATATATTTGATTTTACTGGTACAATGACAGCGGCAACTCAATTAGATGACAAAGAGGGTACCGCGGCAGGTACAACCTTTGCTGCAACAATAGCAGACAGTGGTGCAGCTACGGCATATAACCTTGGTCCAGATAGTTTAGTATATGATTTACCTTACGAAAGAATAAAAACATGTAATAGCCAAACAGATGGTACAACTGATTTTAACTATAGATATGAGACTAATCGTATAGTTGGTTCAGCTACTGTATCAGGTTCAAATACTGCTACATTTACTGCGGTTGCTGCCAATGAACAATTTGGTTCTAAATCACTTAATACAAATTGGATTTTAATTAATGACACTGATTCAACAGTTGGTGGTGAAGAAATTGTTGTAGGTGACATTACTATTACTAATGGAGCTTCTCCTCCAAATGTTGTTATAGCTAACTTACCAGCTTCTGCTGTGGGAGATACTGTAAGATTAATTGCTCCAATGGTACGTACATTAGACCAAAAAACTAAAACATTAGTTACTAACCAGGGTACTTCACTATCTGCAGGAGCAGATTTTAGTACTCCAGGTACTACGAATGCTCTTGGTCATGCAGATATATATCGTATAGTATCTATTACTGAAACTTCGGGCGGTGCTGATGTAACTGAACACTTTGATTTAGATAATGGTCAAACAGATACTCATTATGGTATTGGTCATATTACATTAAAGTCTACATCTAACTATACTGCAGCTGTAGCACTTACTGTTACATATGACTACTTCTCACATTCAGCTGGTGACTTTTTTACAGTTGATTCATATACTGGACAGGTTGATTACGAAGACATTCCTAAATATAATGACCAAGAATTAAGAAGTGCAGTTGACTTTAGACCAAGAATGGATAATACTGGTGGTAACTATACAGGAACAGGTGCTCAAACAGCGTTTGCTCCTACAAGATATTCACAATTTGAAACTGATATTCAATTCTACTTACCAAGAATGGACAAAATATATTTAGATTCTAAAGGTAATTTCGGTGTTGCCGAAGGTATTCCAGACAGAACCCCTGGAGTTCCTGCCATTCCAAGTGATGCAATGCATTTATTTACATTAAGCATTCCTCCATATACATTAACCACTGAAGAAGTTGGTATTGAATTTATTGACCAACGTCGTTATACTATGCGTGATATCGGAAGGATTGATACAAGATTAAATCAAGTTGAATATTATACTGCTTTAAATTTCTTAGAAACTGAAGCACAAAATACACAAATTTTAGATACAGCATCACCATATAATCCAAGATGGAAAGCTGGTTATTTAGTTGATGGTTTTGCAAATACTCGTATGTCAAGAAATGATTCTGCTGAGTTCAGAGCTTCTGTTGATATAGCTAACCGTACACTACGACCTGGATTTTCTCAAGGTAATGCTGGATTAGAACATCATGCAACATCAACCACAGTTAAAACTGGTGACTTGGTAACATTACCATATACTAATACTGCAGCAATTACACAAACACAGTATTCAGGAACTGTTAATGTTAACCCTTATAACGTCTTTAATTGGACTGGTTCAATGGCATTATCTCCTTCAACTGATGAATGGATGGATATTGAACGTAGACCTGAAGTTGTTATTAATAATGATGGTGAATTTGATGCTATGGTACAAGCATTACAACCTCAACTTGGTACTGTATGGGGTTCATGGACAACAAACTGGTCAGGTGGCGGTGGTCATTGGGACAATCAATATACTCCAGGTGGTTGGGAAGGCCCAAGAAATTCATATAGAAAGAGAGGTTCTTGGTCAAGAGTTTGGGTAAGTGGTAACCGACAAATCTCTGGTAAATCAAGGTCAGGTGTTCAAACAACTATCGCAGTTGAAACATCACGAGTTGAGCAAGGTGATAGAGTAGTAGAAGTTAACTTTGTCCCATATATGAGGTCAAGACTTGTACACTTTACCGCAACTCGTATGAAACCAGATACTACTGTTTACGCATTCTTTGATGGTGTAGCTGTAGCAGACTATGTTAGTGAAACTCAGCCAGGGTTTACACCTCTCGTAGGTATTAATAGTGTGACTGCTCACCCAGATGGTGCTGGAGCATTAACGACTGATGCAAATGGTGCTGTATCAGGTTCATTCTTAGTACCTAATAATAGTACAACTCAATTTACAGCAGGAACAAAAGAATTTAGACTGACTTCAGACTCTACTAATAATGAAGCTTTAGCTCGTACATCAGCAACAGCAGATTACACAGCTGCTGGAATGATTGAAACAAGAGAGAACGTTATTGTTTCAACACGTATTCCACGTATACAAAGAACAAATGTTTCTTCTGGTAATGTGGCATATTCAGACCCATTAGCACAATCTTTCTTATTCGATAAAGCTCAATTTGTTACGAAGTTAGACCTTTACTTTGCAAGTAAAGATGCTGCTATACCTGTACAAGTACAGATACGTGAAATGGTAAATGGATTCCCAACTCAAACAGTTGTTCCATTCTCTGATGTAACACTTAATCCTGGTTCAGTAAATATAGATGGTACAGCCACTTCATTTACATTCCCATCACCGGTATTCTTACAAGATGGTATTGAATATGCATTTGTTATTCTTGCTAATTCAAATGACTATACTGTACGCTATGCTGAAGTTGGTGGTGAAGACCAAAGTGGTAATAGAATTTCACAACAACCATACAACGGTGTATTATTTAAGTCAGCAAATGCTTCAACATGGACAGCAGAACAAGGTAAAGACTTAACATTTGTACTACATAGAGCTGAATTTGATACTACCACACGTAATGCAGTACTTAGAAATTCTGCGTTGCCTTCAAGAGCATTAGGGAATAATCCAATTACAACAACTGATACTTCACAAAATGTTACTGTGGCTCATAGAGACCATGGAATGTCTGTTGGTGATTCGGTTACTATAGCTGGAGTTGCAGCAACGGTTAATGGTCATACTACTACACATTTAAATAAAGCACATACAATTACTGCAATCACAAGAGATTCATATACATTTGTATCAGATGGTACAGGTAGTTCTACAGGTATTGGTGGTGGTGCGGCATGTCAAGCAACACAAGGTTTAGCATGGAATACACTTAAGCCAGTTATTCAAGAACTTATATTACCTAATACTGGAACATCATATACAATTAAAGATACAGCTGAAGGTAATGGTACAAGTATCGGGTCAACTGCATTAGCGATTGTTGCAAATGAAGATTATACACCATTAAGTGCTAAAGTAATTAAAGCAGGTGCAACTCATACAGTACAACTTGATGCTACATTTACTTCAACCAATAGTTACTTATCACCAGTGATTGATATGGAAAGATGTTCATTAATTACTATTTCAAATAGAATTGATAATGTAACATCTGGTGAAACTGCAGCAGCTGGTGGTGCTAACTTAGCAAAATATGTAACTAAGACAGTTGAATTACAAAGTACATCAGATGGAATTAAACTAATTATGGATTTACATCGTCCGAATAATACATTCATTGATGTATATTATAAGACTGGTAATAATTTATCAACCTTTGATACTGGAGCATGGGTATTAGCAACAAATGATTTAAGTGTCGTTTCATTCTCAGATGGCTATAATTATAACGAGACAGTATATACTATTACACCTGCAGCAACATTTACATTGTTTGCAATAAAGATTGTAATGAGGTCTACTAATACAGCTGATATACCTAAGGTACAACAACTTAGGGCTATAGCTCTTCAAGTATAATGAAAGACCAGATTGTAATGTTGCTTCTTGGATTGCTTATAGCTTTGGGTGGTTGGACAATGACACAAACATTTAGTTTGTCCACTACTCAAGCGGTACTTGATGATAAGGTTGATAAACTAGAAAGAGAACAAGAAAAACTTAGAGAGCAAATGGATGATATGTTAAAAGTAGATGAGGAGATAATGGAACAACACGAAGATTTATTTAAACAAATTTTAAATAGTTCTGATAGTGGTGGGACATCATATAATTACTAATGCATATACCAGTAGAAGGACATACTAATTTAATGAGAGACACGAATTCAGGTGCTATTATAAATATGAGTGGAGGTAAGATACACACAGCAAATAGGGCAGCTTTGCAAGAAGAAAAAAGAGTGCAAGAAGCCAGATTAAATAAAGTAGAACAAGACGTATCTGAAATTAAAGATATGTTAAAACAATTAATAGAGAGATAATATGGCAACAGTAAATGTAACAACAGCAAATACATTCGAGGAATGGAGAGTTAAGACCAATGAGTTGGGAACAGCTGTTGGTGACCTTACTAATTTAACTGAACCATTAGCGGGTGCAACAAATGTTATCGCTGCATTAGCAGACCATGAGACTAGAACAGAAGCCATTGATGCTATTATTGGTGTTGAAGCTTTATGGGATGCAGGTGGTACTTATGATACAATGCTTGAAGCAATTAATAAAAACCATTCAGATATTGGTGTTATTGCTAATACTGCTGGTATTAACTTAGCAGGTTCAAGCTTATCTGGATATAATGGTGATGAAACTACTCTAGTTGCTATTCTTAATGCTCAATATGCCTTTGATGGTGGTAAGGCTGGTGCTACTAATATGACTACTTCAGCACAGACATTAGCTCCAGCTATTGAAGAAGTGCATTTAGAAGTAACAACCGCTACAACAAATATTGGTACAATTGGTTCACTTGCTACTTCAGCAACTAACTTAGTTGCAGCTGTTAACGAAGTTCATACTGAAACAAATACAAATACAACTGATATTGCAGCAATTGGTGCAACTTATGTAGCAGTAGCCGGTGATACAATGACCGGCACACTTATTACTCCAAGCTCTGGGCTAAGTGGTTCAACAGCTGGTGTAAGTGCTGCTACTAAATTAACATTAGGTACTGGTTCGGGTACGGCAGTAACAGTTGACTCAAACCAAAGAATTGGTGTTGGTACAACAGCACATGCCACGCATAAGGTAGATGTATCTGGTAATTTAAATGCAACCACATTAAGCTATGCTGGTGTTGACTTAGCGACAAAATTTGTAACAGCTGGAGAAGTATTTGAGGACACAGTGGGTGCAATGTTTACAGGTAATACTGAGGCAGGTGGAATTTCAGCTACATACGATGATACTAATGGGGAAATAGATTTAGCAATAGCAGATAATGGCCATGCTCATACTGTAGCTAATATTACAGGATTTGATGCTCAAGTCCATGCTCTTGTTGGAGCAATGGTATCAAGTAATACTGAATCAGGTATTGCAGTAACATATCAATCTGGTGATAACACATTAGACTTTGATGTAGTAGACCCAACCATAACATTAACAGGAGCGGTAACAGGTTCTGCTACAATGACAAACTTAGGTTCGGTAAGTATAGCAACAACAGCTGCGGCAGCTACCAAGATTGATGTTTTTGATGTAGCAGGCAATCAGTTGTTCTAAATGAATAAAATTATAAATATAGGTATTAGTAAATGGCAGTATTAAGTAATTTAAGTGTGGACCAAGGGGCAGATTATAGTGCTGAAATTCAGGTAGAGGATGCAGCAGGCAATGTTGCTAACCTAGCAGATTATACAGTAGCAGGACAGATAAGAAAAAGTTATGCATCTAGTACTGCAACGAATTTTACATCGACTATAACTAATGCCGGTCAAGGTATAATTACAGTCAAGTTGTCAAATACGACCACAGCGGGAATGAAGGCTGGTCGATATTTATATGATGTAGAGGTAACCGATGATGGTGGTGTAAAAACTAGAGTTGTCGAAGGGCAAATAACTATTAATCCAGGAGTAACACAAATATAATGGCATTACAAGGAAAGATAACAGCAAATAGAGGATATCGAAGCGCTGGTACACAAAAGAAAGTCATTATGGCTAAGAACATTAGCATCTCTGGGGAGACAACCACATTGGCTGCATTAACAGATGTAGATACTTCAGACAGAGCAGATGGTTCATTAATACAATGGGATAGTACTGCTGGGACCTTTAAGGTCAGGGGAGATATACAAGATACAAATAGTAATTTAAAATTAATCGGCGGGACATTTTAATGGGTGACTCGGCAAACATAAAGGAGATATAGGATGGCAGGAACAGTCATTGTAACTAAATATAGTTTAGCCACTGGGTCACCAGCGACAGATGCATTATCCGTTGGTGAGCAAGCCTACTCATTTAGTTCAGATAAGTTATTCATTGGCGAAACATCGGGTTCGGATGTAGTAGCACGAGTAATTGGTGGACAGCATTTCACAGATATGTTGGACCACACAGCAGGTACGTTAACAGCGTCCTCTGCACTAGTAGTAGATGCAAGTTCAAAACTTGACAATTTAAATGTAGATAATTTAAATATTAATGGCAATGCCATTACAAGTACAGATTCAAATGGTAATATTACCATTACACCAAACGGCTCAGGTAAAGTCGTTATTGATGGTTTATCACATCCAACATCGGATGGTACAAATGGTCAATTCTTAAAAACCGACGGTTCAGGTAACCTAACATTTGCTACAGTAATAAGTACATTAAGTATTGCAGCCGATTCAGGTTCAAATGATACAGTAAATACCGGTGAAACAATAACATACACTGGTGGTGAAGGTATTGATACTACAGTAACAGATAATGTTATTACAATTGCTGGTGAGGATGCTTCAGATAGTAATAAGGGTGTTGCAACATTTAATACAGCCTCATTTGATACTTCATCAGGTGATGTAACAATTAAAGCATTAGGTGTATCAAATGCTCAATTAGCTGGTTCAATTGCAAACTCTAAACTAGTAAATGATGGTATAACAATTGGTAGTGATGATACCTCTTTAGGTGATACAATCACTGACCTAAATGGAATTACATCTATTGATGTTGATAACTTAACATTAGATGGCAATGCAATTACAACAACTAATGCGAACGGCAACCTAGATTTAACACCAAATGGCACAGGTACGGTCACAGTTCCTTCTGGATATGCTGGAAGAGCTGGATTTACTACAGATTCACTTACAAATAAAGCATATGTTGACTCAGTAGCAAATGGACTTGATGTTAAAAAATCCGTAAGAGTTGCTACAGCAGCTGCACTAGCTGCTTGTACATACAATAATAGTAATGGTACATTAACAGGTGATTCTAATGGTGCATTAACGGTTGATGGTATAGCGGTTGCAGTAGATGACAGGGTTCTTGTTAAAAACCAGGCAGCAGCAGCACAAAATGGTTTCTATAAAGTTACAGCAACAGGTGGTGCTTCAGCAGTATTTGTATTGACTAGGACTCCAGATGCTGATGCAGCTTCTGAATTAACTGCAGGTGCATTTACATTTACCGAAGAGGGTACTGCAAATGCCGATAATGGTTATGTATTATCTACTGATGGTGCAGTAACCCTTGGTACTACTTCAATAACCTTTGAACAATTCTCTGGTGCTGGTCAAATATCAGCTGGAAATGGTTTAACCAAGAGTGGTAACACCATTGATGCGGTTGGTACAGCCGGAAAAATTACAGTTTCAGCAGATGCTATCACTATTGCTACAGACTATGTTGGTCAAAATACTATTACAACCCTTGGTACTATTGGTACAGGCGTATGGGAAGGTACTGACGTTGCGGTAGCTCATGGTGGTACAGGAAGCTCAACAGCCTCAGGCGCTAGAACAAATTTAGGTGTAGCAATTGGTTCAGATGTACAAGCATATGATGCTCAACTAGCAGATGTTGCTGGTTTAGCAGTAACTGATGGTGGAATGATTGTAGGCGATGGTTCTAACTTTGTATTAGAAACAGGTGGAACATTAAGAACATCTATGGGTGTGGGCACAGGTGATTCACCTCACTTTACAGCAGTAAATATTGGTCACGCATCTGATTCAACTTTAGCAAGAAGCTCAGCAGGTGTATTATCCATTGAGGGTAATATACTTTATCACGCAACTGGTACAGATATTCCGATAACAGATGGTGGTACAGGAGTAAGCTCACATACTGGAAATGGATACTGGGTATCAAACGCAGGTGGTACAGCATTAAGTTATATCACAGGCACACAATATCAACATTTAGGATTTAGTTCAACCGGAGTTCCACAAGCTAGCGGAACTATTGATGGTGGAACGTTCTAAGACGTATATATACTATAGGAGATAGGAGAACAAATTATGCCAAAACCGATTAAATGGAATGGGTCAGCCTCGTTAAAGGAAATGAGTGCTGCAGAAATAGATGATAATGTAGATTTAATACTGGACCATTTTTCAGGAATGACTTCTAATAATACTGGACACCTTGCAGTGAATGCTGAGGCTGGCTGGACAGACATTGGTACATTCGCAGACACAAGACGTGACCAAGCACAGGGAACTCACCCGGCTAACACAACCGTCCATACAGACAACTATGTCTTTAGACAAAACTTAACAGACTTAACTCCATCTCCAACAAGGAGACCAATGGCAGTTAAATATGATTCGGGTTCTTATGATGGTCTTATTGAAATGACCGATGCTGAGTGTAGAAGTGATATCGTTGACAGAGTTAATGCTAAAATTGCTGCAGGTAGTGTAGGTGCATATATGCTACAAGCATCTGCTCCAGGCACAGGTACATGGACAGCAGTTGCCACAATTAGTAACAAATTAGCTGTGGATACTGTTTCCACACAAACTAAACTTTGGAAGAGAACAACCGGTTCTAATACAACTGCTACACGTCCAATAGGTTGGGATGCAAGTAATAGTAGATTAAGTGAATTATCTGATGCTGAGATTAATGACTTAGTAGAAATGTATCAAGAATCTATTGTTGATACAGGTATTGGTAAATATCAATTAGCTGCTTCAGCTCCTGGTTCAGGTACATGGCAACAACAAGGTGATGGTTTTTCTGATATAAGATATCAACGTGCAGACCAAAACTATGCTGGTGATTATTCAGGTACATATTCAGGTACATATACGGGTTATTATTCAACATTTTATTCTGGACGTCAAGTAGGTCCATACGCTGGTAACTATACAGGAAACTATACGGGTACATACACAGGTACATATACTGGTGCTACTATTTTAGCGTCAACAGACACAGTATCAACAATGAAACTTTGGTTAAGGACGGCATAACATGGCAGACCATCAAGCAACCACAGCATACTCAAAAGTTGATGCAACATTTACAACAGTAGATGCAGCATTACAAGACTTTTTAGATTCAAATGGAACCAATTGGGACCCGGCTTTAACTACTGTGGCCGAATATAATACTTGGAGAGATGGTAAAAACTGGACAGAGTCCCGTCACTTAACTTCAGGTAGAAAAGCTGTAGCCACGGGTACAGTTGGAAATGGTGTGGCATTAGTACGTACACATACAGCTGCTAATTTAAAAGC